AGCTGCATCTACGATTAAATCCCATTTGGCAGAATCAGTGTTACTAGATATTGGCAAACTACCACTAGCAGTATGAGCGGTATTACAAATATAAATGTTATTGTTGCCAGTATCTTTAATTAAGTCACGCTGGTCATATACTGTTGTTGCTGCCCAATTACCTTGGAAAACACCAATTTCTTGCGTAGCAACAAGGTTACCTGAAGTATCATAGGCTAATAGTTTAGATGCACGCTCAGTAGCTGTTGCTGTAATTTCTACAGTTCCGGCATCTGTTGTGGTCTTAGAAAACTTATATGACCTATCTAAAGCATCTTGGATTTCTTGCTGAATTGAGGTAAGCTTATCTAAAGCGCCTTCGTGTGTCTCAGCTGGAAAATCATCATTATCTACATAATCAACTTCTTGCGTAAGAGACGTATCCCTATAAACAACAATCTTTTCAGTAGATGCTAATGTTGAATAAGTTGATCCCGATTTAGGGAATGTTACCGTGCCGCTAGCTGCACCTGCGCCTGTGACAGTATAATCTGTATTAAGAACAAGAGTCGATTCAACCCCTGTTGAATTATCAACATGGGTACATTTAATCTCTGTCTCAACAGAATGCTTATAATTAAAAGTGAAAACGGTAGTGCTACCGTCACCAGTAAAGCTTTCTCTCGATATTGTTGTAGAAATAGTCATCTATATCCTCCACCGTATTTTATAACAGAACTAGGCGGTATGTAAAACTTTTGCCCTTGGTGCTGTTTGATCCTAGATTCTAGCCTGCTTAAATACCCCGGGTTAACCAACTCTTGTATATTATACAACAGAAAATAATCTAAAGCGGCTCTTGTGTAAAATAAATTTATTCCAGGGGTATTGTTCATAGCGAAGCGAACTGATCTAGCAGCCGTATCTTCACCTCGAATAAATCGTGAGTATAATTCAGCAATGTCATCCATCTGACCAAAAGTAGGACCTGCCATAGTAGCTGTGAATGATCGTCCAAATCTATTGAACTCACCAAACATAAAATCTCCATAGATACCTAGACCACCACCTTGTGTGAAAGCAGCAATCCATGTTTTTGGATCATCAGGATCTCTTGGTTCTCTTCCTTTAGAAGCATCTTTAGCTGCCAAAGCCATATACCCGAATATTGTTGTTCCCAGTATTAAGTGAGATAAACCTTTAATATCACCATTGCCTTTTAACAAAGCTTCCTTAAGAGACTTAGCGCCTGCGCCATGTAATTCACGGCCAAGAGGTTTTGTTAAAACAGTTACAGGGAATGATTTAAACTGCATGATAAATCTAAGAGCTTCACCAAGAGGAGTACCTGGTTGAGTTCCTTGCTTCATGATAGCCTGTTCTCTATCTCCAGGAGTAGGCACAGCAAAATCTACACGATCAGTAAAGTACATACGAAGAGCATCTTCAAGATCATCTTTATACTGTTGGATCTTATGTGTATGAGACTTTGGTGTAGAAGCCTTCATAAGATCTTTAATATCAATAGCTGTTGGTAACTTATCTTTTTCAGTTACTCCTAAGCGTGTGGCAATATCATCACGTCTAGCAATAAGCTTATCAATAAGCTCCTTCTGAAGTTTCTTTTGCGTTGGACCGAATGTCTTAACCAAGATATTAATTTCTTCATCAGTAACACCCGCAACTCTTCTAGCACCGTTTATTATTTGATCTTCTGTCAGATCACCAAAAGCATATTTGCCTTGAGAAGAGGATGGTAGGGTTTCCAATTCACCCACTTTTTTTGTAAATTTAGAGCCCTTAGGTTCCCCCATACCCCTAAACAGGAGTGCACCACCCTCATCTATATGGGTAGCTTTCCCGCCTATCATTTGAACATTATCAAAACCAGTTCCTAGAACATCCCAGTTAGCTAGCCAAGCATGAACAACAAAATCATCTTTAAGATTGGGCTCTAGTCCAATGGCTGCTCCAGCTTGCTTCATATCAACACGATCAGAAACAACACCTAGTTTTCCTTTATCACCAACATTTGATAGATGCTTATTAAGAACACGAACACCAAGAAGCTGATATAGGCGATTAGCTAAGATTTCATTCCTAGCAACCTTATCATCTTCTGTCTTCATAAAGTATTCTTTGCCAAACTTATCCTTAAAGAAACCACCAGGACTTGAACCAGTTGCTGGCTTTTGCCCTGTAGGCGTTAAGTCACCTTTATAAAACTTCAAGCCAGTTGCTGCCTTAGGAACAACGCCAAGGGCTTGCATGACGCTTTCATCGGAAAGTTGTCTTACTGCTTCAGGAGTAATATGTCCATCTTGATAATCTAATGATCTGATAACATTCCACTTGGCTTCATCAATATTGTACAAGCCAAAAACCCTCTGCATTTCAGGATCAAGTTGATCCCAAGGGTTTGCTTTTTGCATGAACATATGCTTTGACATCATAAGACCAGCGGCTGTCTTTTGAGAGTCAGTCCACCAGGATAACAGATTTAATCTAAAGAATCCTTGTTGTAATTTAGACATTCTTCCAGGAAGTGAATCAGTAGCACCAAATCTAGATAAGATGGTACCGATCATACCTTCAAAACCTACTCCTAAGAGATCTGCAATTTCTCTACGCTCTGCACCAGAACGTCCTTTCATAACTCCATTAAAGGCATTTGAGTAACCTTTCAATAAGCCATGGCCTTGATAGCGTAACTCAGCCGCGTGGAAAGGAATATCAGTAATAGCTGATAATGTTGCAGCTCCAAGTTTCGCCATATTATTAACAGCACGAACGATTGCTCCACCTGACGCCATAGTCTGGTTAACAGGGATACGCGCCGAACCATCTACTTCAGCATAATAAGCATCGATGATATTTGATCGTAGCTTTTTAGTTGCTGCGTAGTTATCACGATTATCATCTAGTAATCTTTTCCTAATCTTATTAAACATTCCCTCAGGATTTGTTCCTAAGTTTTTCATAAGAGCAATGTTTCGAGCACTATGCTCTAGTCCAAAGACGACTGATTCAGATAATCCTTGCGTACCGAACTGTCGATTATAATCATACCAATCATCAGCAGATTTAAAATGTAGAACTCGCTCTTGCGAGATTCTTTTAGCTAAATTGCTAGGACCAGTAAATGCCGCTGCATCATCTGCAGCATGACCTCCACGAGCTTTTAAATGTGTACCTGAAGTCAATGCCAAATAAGTAGCATTTAGAAACTCATCAATTTCTTTTGGATTTAATTCTTTGAATGTCTGGTCTGGATCAATATGCTTTAATGCAACTTGCTTCCATTTTTCGAAGCCAGCTTTTCTAATCTTAAACTGATCATGTGATTGACGTGTGATATAACCAGGAAGCTTTTTAATCCATGCACCAACAGAGTTTTGCTGATGAACAGCTACGTCCTGATATTTCTTAACAATCTTAGCGATCTCAATAGCTTCTGAACGAATACCTTTTAGATTACCATCTGTATCCATTGACCAAAGAGCTCTAGCAATATCTCGATCATACTCTTTACTATTGAAGTGCTTTATTAGTTTAGCATTCTCTAGATCATAGAGCATTCCACCAACAAACTTACCAAAGATAGATTTACTTTGTGCACTAATAGAAGCGCGTGATCCTTTAATATTACTATTCAGACCAACTAAATATGAAACTAAGCCAAGGCCTTGATTCTCAAATTGCTGAATATGCTGATACGCTTTGTTCTCAGCAACAATATTAAAGACTGCATTTCTCTTTTGTATTACTGATGCTGTTAAAAGATCATTAATAATTTCATCAGAAGCTTGTGCTAATATATCAGCTTGATTTTCTGCCGTAGCTCCAGCACCTTTTAATGACTTCGCTGCTTTAACTTTCTTCTCAAGTAAGCCTAAGATCTCAAGAGCCTCATGGTCCTTAATATCTGTAACGACTTCCTTAATAGTGTTAATACATTCTTGTGCCATTATACTTTACCGTTCATACACATTGAAGCAATCTTAATAGCCGAAGCCCATTTTTTTGAATCATTAATAACTGTATCCATATCATCTATCATTTTTCTTTGCTCTTTTGTTACTAAGCCTAGCCTATCATGCTCAGCTAGAATCTCTAAGAATTCATCTAGCTTTGTTTGAGCTTGCGCTTCATCAAATTGCTTAGGAATAGTTTTTAAAATTTCACCGAAAGCTAGCGCTTGTTCGACATCAACTGATGAGATATTTTCTGTTTTACCAGTTGCACGTAATGCAGCTGCAATATCTTCATTAGTAGCTTTCGATAAAACTCCATCATAATCTTTAGGTAATAATTGAGCCGATATTTCATAATATTCACCTCCCGCATTTTTCCTCTTTTTTATGCTGCGAATGAAGAATGATTCATTTCGTCCAAGCATAAATTCTCTTTCGCCGTAGAATTGACTTCTACCATGTTGTCCAGGCGACGCAGCATGATCAACAACCATTCCTTTAGTACCAGCAGGCATAGACACTTTCCAAAATGTCCTAACATGGTTATCTGGCGTATGGTGCGACATGAAGTCTATGCCGGTTTCCCTCTTAAAAGATCCGGCAAAGAAAGTAGGTATTGCATGTTTTTGCCCAGCAACAATATCATTGATTAAACTAGCTGATAAATTCTGACCGCGGAATAAGAACATTGGTTGATCTAACGTTTGCTTTTTCGTGGCCGAATCTAATTGCTCTATTATCTTGCGTAAATGCGGATCTTTTATTTGATCAAGATCACTGCCATGCTTAGTAACTGCTTGCAAAATAGCCTTTGTAATTTCAGCATGATTATGTCCTTGCCAATAGCGTGCTGCAGCTGTTTCATCTCCTGTAAAGGTTTTCTCTTTAAAAGCTTTTGCCTTCATATCTTTTAGCCACGTTTTTATTTGTGGCCAAGAAAGTCCTTTCGTTCTTTCATGAACGTTTAGAATACCTTCAAGTTGTTTCCAGGTTTGTTCTTCTGAATAATCTTTAGCCGCAGTTGCCTCATCATCTACATGTTTTTGCACATTAGGAACAGCTTCATCAGGTTCATTTTTAATGATAGTAATATCATCATCACCGAAAGCTATTTTAGAAGGTGCGGAATCTTGTGCTGTTAAATCACTTAATGATTTTTTAATAACAGTATCTGCTGCTGTAACCGTCCTTCCTTCATCAACCATTTTAGTTGCCCATTGGAAAGCTTCTACTCTCTTCCTGAAAGTAGTCATACCACCCCAATCACCAAGGACTTTACCAAAAACTAGGCGTAAGCCACCGGCTAAAGTAGCTCCACCTAAAACAGAAATCATTGAATCAATGAGACCATAATCCGCTTGCTCGCGTTGTGCAACAGCATATGTAATAGGTTCAACAGCGGAAATACCAACAAGACCTTCAGCAAAACCTCTAGAAAAACGAGCTCCCGTTATTCCCATGGTAGCACCCATTCTTACAAAGGTTTGTTCACGCGTAATAGGAATAAACATTGCTGCAACATTTAATGGATCAACTAATGATCCAAGCATTGCTGAACCAAAACGTAATGCACCGCCTCCATCAGCACGATTAATAACATGCTGTAAGCGTCGTTCATTACGTTTTTCTTCTGCTATAGCTTCTGCTAAACGTTTATTAATTGTTGGCTCTTCTTCCTCATCCCAATGAAGACCTAAATCTCTATACTTTTCATTTGCTTCACTAGTAAGCATTCTTTCGGGTTTAACTTTTTCGATAGCATCATAACGCATCGAGCGAAGTGCAGAAAACCCTGGACCATACTTTACAGCAATATCAAACGAAGCTCCGGCGGAACGTCCACTAGATACAGGCATTCTACTGAGTAGAGGAGAAGCCTCTATTCTAGGATCTGGAGTAAATCTATTAACTCGTGGTAGCACTAGAAATTATCCTGTGGTAGAAATTCATCATCTTTCATCTTGAGTATATGTAGCTTTTTCTGCTGAATAAACTCAAGGTGGGTTATTTTCCCTGAAGTATATAGTTTTCTTAATTCATCTAGAGAATATTTTGGCGTTGGACGAACGTCGTCATTCTTAGGAGATGGTACATACGGGACAAATGGTATTTTGTCATTCATGATTTGATCAAGGGAAACAGAGATCGTTTTACCGTCATACATTAAAGGTATCTCAGCACCGGATAAATCTGTTATTACATAAATGTAGTTGTTATGACCGTCATTTCGCCAGTGACCATATTCACCTGCAGTTAAAGCCATCTCTGAATTAGCAAACTCATCAGTAACCCAAGGTTGCTGCTTAATAACATCTAATTGATTTTTGCCAAAGCCGAACGTTCTAGCGACATCTTCAAAAGAGGACGTATTAGATAACCAAGCATGAACCTTTTCGGGAACAACAGGCTTGCCAGTATCCGAGTTAATATTAGGGATAGAGACAATTGAGTCAACCTCATCACCAGGAATCGTTACGAATGAAGCATGCTTATTAATAAGGTTATCTAAAATAAAATCAACTGATTCACTTGGGCCTGAATTTGTTGATCTGCCATGCATAATAGCTAGGTCAACAACAGTCTGCTCAAGTTCAGCTAGCTGCTTAGAACTGTTTGCATCGAAGCCAAAAACTTCAGCGTATTTAGCCAAGCCACTTTCTGCTGCAGTAACAAAATCTGCTGACTTTTCACCAGATAATCTAAGATCAGCAATATCTTTTTCAGTCATACTTAAGTATGACTTAGCATATGGAGCTAGGTGAATGTTATCATATGTTAACAAAGCGAACTCAATTTTACTACCGAGAGTTTGACTAGATTTTTCTGCAAATTCTTGTCTAATACGCGGCCAATATTCTCCTTCAGCACCACCGAAGTAATTTTCCATTTGAGCAAAGACATCAGTTAGCTTCTTCGGGTTAGTTAGGTTATTCTGTATTTGAGTTAACCATCGATCAACAATAGGGTCAGGGATAACTTCAGTATAGGCTTCAGCCATGCCATTATTAATTTGAGAAGTAATAGATGCATCAATATATGCTTTCCAAAGATTAGGATCATTTCCATCTACGGCTGCTTCATAAGCTTGTGAGACGGTTAAATCATTTTGTAAAACATACGACGCTGGAGCATTATTAAATTGCTTTATACGTGATTCATACGAAGCCAGTACTCTTCCAGCAATAACTTGTCTTTCAGTTGCATTTATTTCTTTTGCATCATCAACAATCTCCCAAGAACTAGCCTTATAGTCAGGATTTTTATTACCATCAGCTAGAAAAGGCATCATCTCAATAACAGACTCATCTTGGTTAAGAAGCAATTTACCTTCAACAACCTCTCGCTGTTTATGATAACCTTTAGCATTTCTAGCGGCGACTATATATTTTTCAACATTAGCGTCACAAGGTGGAGATAAGCATGAATTATTTCTAATTATATTTAGATCAACATCACCTTGCCCCGTTGCTTCCATTGAAGAAATAGAATCATCAATATTTCTTTCTGTCTGTATAACTAATGCAGCAGAATTTTTTAACTCTTGATCATCTGCTTTAAGCTTATAGTAAGTTAATTCTGCTGATGTTAAGCCTTTCGCCCAATCAGGTGTTGACTTAGCTAGTTCATTTTGCAAAACTTCAGGAGCAGAATCTAATAGAGCATCAGCTCGCGCTTTAGCAAGATCATGCTTAATACTAGTTCGTAAAGTTGAAACTTGCTTAGGAGTCAACTTATGGGACGCTGACCAAAAAGCAATCTGCGATTCTACTTGCTGTTCAATAACTCCCCAGCGTTCCATACTAGTAGGATCTGCTAAGGTACCATTTAGAATTTCATTTGTCCAACCGGTGATTGCTTCTTCACGGTTTTTAGTATTCCATTCCATTTGTTGAATGGCTTCCCATGAATAAGCTGATTTATGTACGGATTCTTTATATCGATAAATTCCTTCATCAACAGCTCTCTGACCATCTTTTGTTGTAAATTTACTTTTAAGATAATCGGCATGTTGCTGATAGTTAAATCTTTTAGTAACTTCTCGTCCGTCTTCTATGACAGTAACATCACGAGGAGTTTCGAAAAAATCTCTAGTAAAACCATCTGGTGATTTATCTTTTGACCAGCCTGTTTTAGCGTCAATAAAATTAGTATCCCACGTTGTTCTAAACTTAGATAGTTCTGAACTAGAATACTCTTTTTCTTCTTTTTGCTTATTCAGTTGATGAACTGTTTCACCAAGCCTTGTTAAGTTACTACCTAAGGATTGATATGCAGCCATGATACCCGCTGTCTCACTTCCTGAAAACCTAGGTGTATGTTGTCCTGAAGTTTGTAGTGTAGATGAATCAGCTAAGTATTGTTGTATTTTTGCCATATATCCTCCTAATCAGTCACGACGTAACCGACGCATATGATGCTGCACCACTAGCTAAAAGAGAAGCTGAACGAGCTATGCCTTCAGTTTTAGCATATTTAGCTCGCATTCCTTCCATGACGGCTTCTTGCTCAGCTCTATTTGCTTGATATTCACCTGTATGGATAATTCTCTTTTCATCTAGTAAGGATTCCATTTCATTCTCTTGCATAACTTCAAGAGGCGTTCCTTCCATGAGAACTCCGGATTTTCCATAGATAGCTCTATTCTTGCCTTGCATTTTTGCAACACGATGTCTATGATCTTCTACTTCAGCTGCTGCAGCTTGTTTGCGATACTCGGCTTCTTGCCTTGCTGCTTCTGCATTGTACTGATGCATTTGTGCCTGCTGTTTTGCAGCCTGCATTGTACCAGCTATACCAACAATCGTTCCAACAATGATTAATGCTTGAGCCATATCTAATCTCTAGTTCTAGCGTACATGACGTAATTATCACCTTCTGGTGAAAAATTCTTCAAGACACCTTCTTGCTTAAATCCCATCCATTCTACCCAGTTGCGTGATACCTTATAGTCTTCTCTAACAGTAACTTGTAATCTGTGCAACTTAAAGTTATCTTCTATTAATTTTAACCCGTTTAGCACTGCACGAGCAACACTAATTTTATTTTCTTCGATTTTATTCGAACCGATTAAATAAGCATCTGCAACACCTTTCCAATGAACTATGCATCCTGCAAAAGCAATTATTTCACCGTCTTTTATTCCTGTATATGCTGCTCCCTTGTTCTTGTACATCCAAGCCCATTCATCACTGATGCCATCTCTTGTGGCCATGTACATGTCAGCATTTCTAATATTGTCTCGTAATAATTTTAAATGAACTTCTTCAAAAGGGATAATCTTCATCGATCCCCCGTATCTGCATATAAAATCAATGCCAATATATTCATTGGCAATGGATCATTTTGTAAGACAACTGCTTGACTTTGTCTATCCCAACCACTAGGAAAATTAAGAACTTTATCACCAGTAAATAATGGTGGAGATGATCCCATAGGAGAAGATGATGGACGTAGCATTGCTGGATCCGTATTACTCTCTGTTGGACCATACTCACAACCTAATGATTCATGGAAACGAATACCCAAAGCAATAATTCTCTTAAGATGCGTCTGAGAAGTACCAGAAGCTACTCCACCTTCATAATCAACGGTCTGAACTACTGAGGTATAGGCTAAGCCAACTTGAACCTTCGTTGCTGCTTTAGACAGAGTAATTCCACCGGAAGAAACTGTCTTAGATGGTTGAACTGCTCCATCAGCTAGAATACTAACTGTTTCACCTTCTAGATGAGATAATCCAGAAATAGTTGTAGTAGACGTTCCATTATATTCTAAAGAACTATCTACAAAAATAGCGCCATCCTTGTCTTGCGTAGTCAACGGGTAATAGTCTTTACTAATATATTCTATGTACCTCTTAGTCGATCCATTAATTGTTCTCTTAACAGAGACCCAAACTTCATCTTGTCCTTCTGAACCAGGAATGATTGAAACACTTTCAACTTCAGAATCTGTTCCACCTAGTATATGTTGAGACCAAGCAATGACATCATCATTAGGTGAAAATGTCATTGATAATAATTGACCTGTATCTGTAACGCACCATGTAATTTGATTACGCGTTTTCTGGTATTCAATCTGCTTTATAACTGTTTTATTACTTAAATGTTCTGAAAGTATAGATAGATCTTTGCCAGTATAACTGTCATTTTCAAAGATGTATTTAAACTCTCTAACTTTGTGTCCTTCTCGCTGGACAAATAGTACTGATGTATCTACTTTAACAGGTTTAACTTGTTGACAACCGTATGTTGTCTCAAGAGTAATTCTAACGTTTGTTGGAGTCACTGGCTCATTTAAAGCAGAAGCACGAACAATATATTCACCACTAAGGGTTCCTACAGCTAATACTTTACCTGATGAGAGCCAGCGAATAGACGATACGTCTCCCGAAGCGATTGTATATCTTAATGACATATCGTCAGCCACGGGAGTCTCAGTATAATCTTCGTAGTCACCTGTCTTACTTGCAAACAGCTTTTGTGGATCGTTATTTGTTCCACCCCACCATAAACGTTCTTCATAAAAAGCAACTGCTGCAGGACAATTATCTGAACCGTCTGCGCCGAATGGATCTGACGTAGGAGTAAAGTTTGATAATGTCCAGGCAGTATGGCCTGTTCTACTAATTTTTCTAGGCTTGTAACTCGGATGTGCTAAATATAAAACATCAGCACTTTGTACAAATTGAATTTCGAATAAGTCAGCTTCTAAATAAGGAGTGGAAATCTCATAAGGAGATCCACCTGAGGTAACTTGACCTTGGTCTTTGAAGACGCGCATATATTGATCACCAAACTCTAAAATATAAGCTTGTGTGAGTGAAAACTCGAAACGAATAAGTCGAACTTTCTTAGCGCTATTTTTTACTTCTGCTACGAAACGTGTTCCTGTCCTTCTAAAAACTCCCCCGTGGGTTTGGACAATAACGTTTTTTAATGTCTCTGCAGTATTAAAATACTTATCGAAGTCTACTCGACCTTTAAGTCTTGGGCTAATTTCCCCTGCGGTAAAATTCGATTGTAGTATTGCTTGTCGCATTATTTTCTAGCGTTTAACCAAGTGTCTGCTTCTATTTGACCTACAAAGCTCTCTTGACCATCCATGCCACGAGACTCTGTTAGTTTCATATTATAAATATCCCAAAACTCTTTTGCAACAGGCATTTGACCAATAAGTGGATAGCATAACTCCGCAGTCAATCTTGCTGAAATAGTATCCCTCAGAAGAGGATCCATAGTGTTTGGGTCTGTTACTTGCGCGACATATAAGACTTCTAATGACGACGCATCTGATAAAATTTGTTTTCCTTCAACGACGAATGGTTGAGTAGAATCTTTTAGACCTAGAACTCTAATACAGTCTGAAGGATAATTAAAAGCGTTACTCCAACCCCATGAAGGTGCTGTTGTAACAGGTGCGATTGTTGTGCGTTTAATTGCACAATTCCAAGGATGTGCTCTAAGAACAGCATCTCTTGATGGAACATAGCGCTGATTGCATAGGCGAGCTTCTTTTGTATCATCTGTCAATGACGCAATAGTATCTGCACCTAAACTAATTAGTGCTGCGTTACATATTTCTACAACTGATGCCATGGCCTACTCCAGTAGAGGGTCCTTCTTCTCCGAGGAGATTGGAGAAGAAGGACCCGTTGCGTTAATCTACTGTGTACAAGATAGCGCAAGCAATCGTTCCAGTAGCAGAACCGCCACCAGTTGTGATTACTACGTCAGTTTCAGTAGTATTCTCATACCCGAAACCTCCGATTGCACCGTCCGCAGACAGAGATAGATTACCAGCAGTAGCTGCAGCCGTTGCCGTAATATAACGATCATCGTCAGAAGCATCTCCGACTTTAAGCGTTACACCAGTACCAAGCGCATCGTGATGGATAATAACATCGTATACATTAGCACCTTTAGGCAAACGAGCGATAGTGATGTCACTACCTGTTGCCAAAGATGATGCTTCATACGTATCCTTCCAAACACGAAGACGACCTCCAGTCTCATCGACAGGAGCTGCAACAGCGGGAACTGCATCCAAGTTGGTGATATTAACACCTTTTACACTAGACATGATTTACCCCCTATTAAGTTTCGTCGCACTTGATTTCAACTACACGCTCTTCTTCAACACGAGTAGCACCAATAGACATGGCGTAATACACGTAAGTAGAGAAACGTTTGTCAGAACGCTCAGTAATCTTAGCTGTAGGCTCTTTACCTACTGCAAGACCAAGACCACCCTTATTCCAAGCAATTACACGACGGTAAGAACTAGAATCAGCGTTTAGTCTCTCTGTGCGAACGAAGTTGAATCCCATAAAGGTATTCACGTCGCCTTGCACAAGCGCTTTAACAGAGTTGTAATCTGAACTTGTTACTTCAGTTGTCTGCAATAGATCATGGATCTGTTTAGCAGAACAAGCAATGTAACGCTCTTCCGAAGGATCTACTTCCGCGGCATCTAGCTGTTCTTTAGCAGCACGAAGCTTACCAATAGTCAGGCCAGAATTAACCACAGAACCAGATTCAACGTAGTTCACTGCGATCTGTTGTGAAGAAGGGAATGCAACAGTTGTAGAACCAGTCTCACCTGTATAAGCATTACCAAAAGCACTAGTGATAATTTCATCATCAATAGCGCGACCCATTGCCCATGCGGCATTAAGAGCATAAGCACTAGTAGGATCAATCAGAGTTCTGATCTTGTCGAAATCATCAACAAGGTCACCCCAATCATAATCAACTAGTGATACACGTCTACGATCGTGTGGCGTGTGGATCAGAGGAGAATCAGCATGACGGCTGGTTACTTTCTGAGCCGATGTAGCACCAATCTGATCAAAGTAAGCATTCTTACCATTGATCGCCATAGTGTTCACCGCACCACGAAGACGAGACCCTTTCTGCTGCAGGAGGTGCATTACATTTGCACTATACTGCTGGACAAAAGCAGTAGTAATTTGATTAGACATAATTGTCTCCTTTAACAAAAATTAAACAAGTTTTCGAGTGAGCTCCCCGTTAAACGGACCCGTCTCTACATTCACACGTGTTCCGTGGTAGTCTATCCTACTGTCTGCACGGACCCTAGCCAGAGCTCCCCGTAATCAACCTGAAGCAATATCAGGATGGGCATATTCAAATAGCTTAGCCATTCTTGTAACAGCTTCGCCATGTGTTGGATTAGAAGCGTCACCATAAGATGTCATGAAATCAGCATCTCTTTGTAGAGAAGCAATCTCACGTTGGGCTTCATCAGGTGTCATTGTGAAGGAGCTATTTCCATCTCCAATCGCAATACTATCCTCAGCCATCGCCATACCAATCTTGGCAAACATCTTAATGACTCTAGGATCATTACCTAGCCCTGATTCTTCTAGTAACTCTATTCCTTCATCACCTCCAAATTCTTGTGCGACACGCGACGCCAGTCCTACACGCTCATCATAAGCATTACCAAATTCACCACGAAGGGTTTCTTCAGCTTGTAGACGACGATCTTCTAAAGCAGTTTCTACTTTACCGTATGCATCGACGCTAGTCTTATTATACCAATCAAATAAGCCTTCGGCTTGCTTTTTTGATAATCCTAGATTATACGCTGCATCTTTGAATTGTGACAATTGTTCACTATCACTTAAAGAACCTGCTTCTTCTCCTGGATTAAACTCATAAGAGGCTGCTTCACTTGGTCTGCCTAACTTATCATAAAAAGTGCCCCAATCAGATTCATCAGCATTTTGCCCAGGAATAGCCACCTTATCTGCACCGACCATTTTCTGTGCATTAAAATAAGAACGTGCTAGATCTTGAACATTGCCAATATCTTTAAACGCTGGTTCAGCTCTCAAATCTTCTGGAAGACTATCTGAGAAAGGAACTTCTACTTCTACATCATTTTCACTCATCATTGTTTCCTTCTATTATTGCGTCGATGTCAGCGGGCGTCAATTTAAGAAGATACATAATTCTTAGGAAGACGTTTCTTTCGCCTTCTCTATAAGCAGTCTCATGTGAATCATTCCTAACGTATGTTGGATGACCCATGTGGCACTGCTCATATAAATCAGCAAATACTCTTTTACCTTGCTCTGTGCCAAAAACAAAAGAGTAATCTGCGAGTTTTTCTTCAGCACTATAGTGGTATACTTGCTTCTCCGGCACCTAATGCTCCTTGAGCGAAATCACCTTCACCCTTTGCAAATTTACTATATGCCTCAGCAGCACCTTGTGCACCTTCAATCATTTGTTGTGCTTCTACTTGTTGCTGTTGCGCCTGTCGTTGTTGATCAACTTCACCTTGCTCCTTCATAATATTAGAAGGAACTGCAAATAACTTAGCTACCCATCTGAAGGCTTTATCACCATCTACATTGGTCATTAAGGCAGGATCTGCTTGAATGAATGGAGACATTACTTCCAAGGTTCTAATCAGACTTTCAGACTCAATTGCCTTTTGAGCTCGAGCAATAGGTGATACATACTCAATCTCTAGGACTCCAGTCTCTAATCCTGGGGGCCCTTCGGGTAATCTCTTTGACCTCTCTAATAGTGCATATACTCGTTTAATTAGAGGACCTAGGAACTCTGACTGCATGCGCCCCATCATAGGACTCATAAGTCTCATCTTCTCTTCCCTACGTTGAAGAACCTCTGTAGCAGTTTGCTCCATATGTGTCTTCTGTTGTGTAGGTGTTAAAAGCATATCTACATAAAAAGCTTTACTAATATGCTGACGACGCTGTTCCATCATATCTAGGCCAACAGTAAAACTACCTTGACTCTTAAGAGGTTCAATACGATCTTGCGTACCTGATCTGTAATAATTAAGACCACCAGGAACCGTGCGAACAGGGTTCATAAAGCCATCATCAGGAACCATTAAAGGAGGATCAACTGCTTTTTGTGCTGCTTTAATAACGGTCTTACTCATCTCGTTAAGCATCTTAATATCAGGTAAGACTGTCATTGCAGGAGAACGACCATACGTCTCTCCAACAAGTTTAGACCAACGTGGAACTAAGAATGGAAACTCGTCATAACCAGACTCGTAAACAACATGCCTAGTATCAATATGAACGTAGTATGATCCATATGCTTTACTCTTCTTATCCTTCTTCTTGAAGCCGTAATCAGAACGTGGCATTACACAATGAATAAGATCTACTTCTTTATCTTGGTCCTGTTCTGCCTGGCGACGCATCTGAGTAGATAGTGATTCAATACCCCAACGCTGAATGATCTGTCTAAAGCTCATTCTAACTTTGCGATACAACACATCAATCTTACCTTGATGATTTTCCATAATGAAACAATCAGCAAGATGAAGTGTACTGAAACGAATGCCCTTGCCTACCTCTTCATCAACATACATGACAGAGGTTCCAAAGGCAGCTGTATCTAAATAAAGCTCATGCGCCTGTGGATTGAAGTTCATCTCAGGAGAATTGAAGACATCATACATGGCGCGCTGTGTCTCAAGCAGCCAATCACGAACATCTTTATTCTCTAGAAGTTTCTTATCAGTAAGTGTTAAAGCAAACCATGGTTGCTCTGGTGAAGTAAGAAATGATTGAAGACCCGCGGCAAGTTGCTCACAAGACCATGGAGCAGTACCATCATAGATCTGCTCTGTTCTCTTATTACCTTTACTTGTTCTGGTCTGGAAATCTGCTCTACGTGGTAGGACAAGCTCAGCAACCTCTTGCCAGTGGGTTTCCCACGTGGCACGGTTACCTTTCATCTTGTCAAACCTTCTGATTATAAAATCAGCGAGTTTAGCCTTTTTTCCAGGGCCAGGACTTAATCCTTTTGATGGATCTTCAATAGCCATACTAAGCCCCTAGTTTTCTTTTAAGAACCTTTGCTTCGTCTTTAAGACCTTTAGGTCCCGTCAATATCGTTGACTTTTTACCTTTACCTAGATAGCGCTGCTGCACTTCTTTTTTCTTTGCTGCCGCTTCTGCTGGAGCACTCTCCGCTCTCGTTGGAGGCGGTGGTGGAGGTGCAGGAGGTGGCGGTGGTGAAGGTGAACTGAATAATCCAGACATATTTTCTCCTTTACATTATTGCATATTCATTGTCAGCAAACGCTGGAAGATCTTCATAGTTCCTCTCTTCACGCATGCCAACGGCCAAATAACGAAAAGCATCTGCACCGTGTGAGGTCCAATCGTGTTTAGGTTTTTCCCTGTACATTCCACGCTTTTCATCATATTCTTTTACGTACTGCTTCAATGCGTCGATACCTCGTTCGCATTTTTCTTCATCAAACCAGATTCTAGGAAGGAGCTGTCTAACAGCTGAAATACCGTCTTGAACACCGATCTGTGGAGCCATTATAAACCGAATACCAAAATTAAGTGCAACTTCTTGTCTACTTTTACCGGTACCTAATTCGCGAACTGCTATATCATGCGGAGCAATATGGTCTCCATAGGAATATCCTTTCTCTCTAAGTATAGCAGCATACTCCTCTAACCCACGACCGTTGTCTTCATAATAATCTATTACCCATACCTCCCGATTATTAACCTGGTAAAACCAGATAGCGGTAGCATCGTGCATACCTATATCCCAAGCAGTATGAACAGGAAGTCTTGGATCATACGGGACGTGAGTAATTCTACCTTCTTCAACTGCTTTCTTCATACCATCACCGTAATATGATCCTACAAGAGCTGCGTCAAATGAACAGAAGAACTCTTGTTGTATAAGTTCCTCAGGCATTCCTGCTGCGCGCTCTTCGTCAACAGCTGACATAGGGATTGATCCTGTTTTATCAATGGTCAATTCCTCTGCAAACCAGTTATCATTCTTTTTAGCTTGCTGCATTAATTCATAACCATGGTTCCTTCCACGTGGTGTATAAATAAACACTGCCCAACCGCCATTCTCTGCGAGGATTGGTCTAATATAATCCCAAGCTCTAGGATCCTGTAGTGAATACTCACTGAAAACACAACCAACAGGGTTTGCTCCTACAAGTCTATCAACGTTATCAGTACCTACGACCTGCCAAATAGAACCATTCTTCAACTCGAGCTTCATCTCAGTATTGTTTACTCCGGTAACTAACTCCTCTGGCCAATGATCCAAGAAGGATCTTCCAGTTTTAGTAATACCATCCCAAACAATCTTACGCCCTTGTTGATATGTCGGCAGCAAGTGCCAATAGAGTCCTGGTCTTTTGAATGCAGAATAAATCGTCCAGTTCATTGACGTCATATCCTTACCTGCTCGTCGATGCCAAACGGCAACGGCTCTTTTTCCCCCGGTAGCCAAATAGTCCCACAATGGAGACTGATACTCACGTGGTGACCAATTCTTAGGAATCTTTATCTTTGATGCCATTCGCTTTTTCTACGACTTCTTTATCAGGAGTAAACTGAACAAGTTCAACAGTGATTGAATGATCACCTGACTGCTCTATATCTACTGCCTTAAGCTGTGGAGCTACATACCTGGCTAACTCTTTATGACAAGATACTCTCATAGTCATATCCTGCTTTTTATCCTTAGCCACCATGATCATTGCTTCAATAGGAGAATACTTATGCTTATCCATCATCTCCTTTACAGCTCTAGTCTTAGCTTGCCTAGAAGTAGGCTGCCCTTTCTTAGGACGTCCTGAGCCATCTCTCGCGCCACCCCAACTCATAATATATGATCTCCGTAAGTGTATAGTTAGGATTGTACCACGTCTCTATAACAATGTAACAATAAATGCGATTAAAGATTTGATTTTTTCGAACAAAGGGTCTTGTAGCGACTAAACAGGGTTATTGTTATTACTATATAGAGAACTTTTTTAATTTTTCTAAACCCCATGCAAAATTGCCAATATGTCCAATAACCCAATAATATCCTTATATATCAATCACTTACGCATATTGGCACCCCTGTCGGTTATTGGCAACTGCCAATAATATTGAGCCTTTTTGTAGGTAGCCAACTATTTTTATCCGTTAGCCTTTCCAAGTCCCCCTAGTTATTTTTACTAATGCTCTTACCCTCGCGCGCCGGCCTGGGGGCCCCTGCCCGCCCGTCGTCGCACACTCGCACATGCCCGCCCGCCCCTGCGCCCGTGACCGGTCCCGCGGGTACATGCTACATTGCTTATGCCAGCCGAGCTAGGTCCGGGTTGCCGCGTCAAAGCCGAGAAGGAGAGTGATAGTATCAAGGCACGTTATAGCCGATGCCAGACAACTGCTGATTGTCGGAAAACAAATTGCAAAAAAAGTGTTTACATTGTCGGTCAACCGATGTATAATAGCACTAACGGGTGAGAAATTGGATTGACAGTTTCAAGCTCGTGGCTCTTTAACAATTAGGTATGGTATTGATTTCAATGACATTGGAGGATGTTTCATTCTCTGATTGTTGAAGATTTTTAAACGTTCTAAGAAAGGAGAATTTATCATGAACGACAAAATGAAAAACAAAACCAAAGAGCAACTTGTGGCAATGATTGAAGATTTGGAAAATCAAGTTTCCGAGTTGAAGATCAAGAGAGCGAGAAATGTTAAAAAATATCGCTTGATCAACGGCAAAGTTGATAAAAAATTGCCAAAACAAGAGCTTGCTCTGATCGCTAACGCACCTGAAGATGAGGAATTTACTGGTGTCGATCTTGAGAATTTTGCAAAAGATTCTGGCGATCTGGTAACCCGTCAGCCAGAAGGTCGCATTTTCGCATGGTATCGTGCAGCGATGGTCGATGGTGGATACATTGAAGCGGTTAAGCCAGCGGTTAACTAAAAAGGTCAAGGGCAGTCATTTCGGTGGCTGCCCTTTTTTGTTTCCGTCACCGGGCGCTCGAAAACTGCATAGAGTAGAGTGGAGGGCGAAGCAATTTTACGTTTAGCCGTTTACATTTGTCGTAAACCGATTTATAATAGACTATATGAGCGCAGACCACGGTCATACTTGACTAAGCCTGATTTGGTCACAGGCATATAAAGGAGAAACGCAATGGATAATCTTATTGCATGGGTAGTGTTGGCAGCCATTTTTGGTGCGTACGGCATGTGTGTTGTAACTGGACTTATTTCAAAAGAGACATTAGATGAAGCCAATGGTGTGGAAAAAACGATACTACGTCGTTGATAATGATGAGCGATTTCATAATACGCTCATTAGTGATTACAGCGGTTGCTTTCAACACTGTAGTCTGGACTTGGTTAATTGAAAGCTATTGTTAATAGGAGAAACAAATGAGAGGACGCAAGATCACTCAAGAACAGAAAGAGCAAATGATTGAATTAGCTCTTATAGATAAGACACCACGTGAGATAGTTGCGGCTGTAGGCTTGGCATACTCAACTGTGTGTACTTTTTTGAATAAGCATAAAACATCAATTGAGTTACTTCGCTCTAAGCAAGTAAAACGTTGGTGGCAATTCTGGAGATAAGTAATGGCAGCAATTACAATTGACTCAAAGGCACCTGAGGGCAACGCCTTCATGGTGCTTGGTAAAGCTAAGTCAGTAATGAACGCTTTGGGTTATGAGCGAGATATTATCGATCAGATGATGTCAGAAGCTATGGACGGTGACTATGATCACTTGTGCCAGACCGTGGAAGAGTTCACTGATGGTTTCATGGAGATAGAAAGATGACTTATGAAGCATTTGCACTATTTAAAGACTCAGATGACTCTATCAGGAAACTGGTAGGGTTCACCCAAGCAGCACAAGGTAAAGCCTTTTGCATGGATAAGGATAATTTGTTTATATCTACTGAAGAGCTCATTGACAAACTATCACTGGCTCAGATGGTAACAATATATAACAAGTATGCAGATAAAGAAATAAAGAAGTTTAAGGACAAAACGACAGGGGCTGAACGCCTCTGGCATGTTCTAGAAGTATCTGCACAGCCTTCTGTATATGACAAAACCTCGGACGGTGGTGATAAATCACGAATTGAGCATATACCAAGACGTAAGAAGTCTGACAGGCTATACGTCTATGAGAAAGTAGATGATTTCGAGAAAGCTATTGCAGGTATGCCTAAACAAGCTAAAGATCTAGCACATATCGTAAAAGCTGAATTACGCTCTCGTTGGACAGAGCCAGAGTTAAAGCAGGTGATACACGCTGCAGCACGCTCTGGTGCACTTAAGACGAAGCAAGATCCTTGGCGCATATTTCAGTATTACAGAAGCCATCTTTTGAATGCTGGTATTCTACGTTTAACAACAAGATCATTGAGGGATATATAATGTGGTTATATTTTGATGATGCGTTTGTCAGTGTTGTAACACACCGAGAAGATGCTAATGTCGTCTTGGTGCGTTCACGCTGGAAAGCACATATTAATAAGCTGTTTCCTAAAGCAGTAGTTAAGTATTTGCCTAAGGCAGATTACCCATACAGAGCAGAAATTCTTAAAAAGGATTTCTCAGCTATGTTAGCCAGGAAAACAGAGGAAATGCTGTATACAAACTTCAAGTATGCGCTTAAAGAAAAGTCTCCGGATCTCTACGAAGCAGCTTTACTGGTTTATGAAGATACCTTGTGGGGTAGAGAGATCCACGGGTGGTTGGGTAACCCTAACGTATAGGTTACTTTATCGTTGAGCCCCTATGGACATCCTAGGGGCTCTCTTTTTCACCTTTTTCTTATGATCCTTAAGAATTCTTGCCAATCATATGGCTTCTCAAACAAAACTCTAGGAACTGTTACCATACCATCCATTATCAAGTCATTGCTCTGATAAGGATCGTACAGTTTAATATCATCTTTGTGTCTGATGACAATCCAAACAGTACCTCCAGCATCTGCTCGTCTCATTAGCCAGGCAGCTTGATCTGCTCTTAAGTGGACTTTGTTACCAGTGACAACTTTTAGTTCTAACCAGAACTCATCTCCACCGCAGCAACCATTTACATCAGGAACTCCTTGACTTGTTGCTGTTTCAATACGTTGCCAATGAACCTCAGTTAACGCTTTCCTTATGCTGTTCCAGAAGCCGTTCTCTTTCATGTGTCTCACCCATTAAATATCGTGTTCCTTGCATTATAAGGTGTAAACGCTCTCTAGCTTCGGGAAGATTACCTTCGGTTTCCAATAGTCTAAACACTAGCAAAATATCTGTATAGATAGCCTCTAGTTTCAATTGACATTCCTTGTTATCATGTATCATTTTACATTCCCCCAGTTAGGTCCTATCTCTGCATCACAGAGAATAGGTATAGTTATTTCAGGCATACATTCCTCCATGATCTTCTTTATCTCAGCAGCTTCTTTTAGACCCTCTATTGATAAATCTACTTCATCGTGTACTGTCAATTGTGGGGTATAACCAGCATCGTCTAATAAGACAATAGCTTTCTTCATCATATCAGCACTAGATCCTTGTATAAGAGCATTCAGTGCTTTATATGTGAAAGCGCGGCGTATCAGCGGACCATATTCTTCTAATGCCTCCTTTCTTGGTAATGGCTTATCATAACCACTATACTTCGTAGGTTCCCATAGATCAAACCTTCTCTTTCTGCCGAGGATAGTTTTTAAATATCCACGACGTGAAACTGTGTTAGTGCAATAATCTTGCAGTCCTTTAACAAAAGGAACTTTCTCATGATATTGATGAAAGATTCTTTTAGACTCTTCAGGTGTCATACCTAATTGCTCAGTCATTCTTCTTGTGCCCATACCATAAGTCATTCCCAGGTTCAATGTCTTTGCAGTGGTTCGGTTAACGTTCGCCATCTCAGCAATCATGGTATGATAATCTGTAGACGGGTCCTCTATAAATTGTTTTGCTGCATCTAAGGCACCTGGGAACTTTAGCAAGCTTGCGTAATGTATTGTAACACGGGGTTCTTGCTGGCTATAGTCGAATTTCCCCCATAAAGATCCTTCATCTGGAATAAATAAAGATCTTATTTGTGGTCCTATGCCATCACCACGTGCAGGTACTTGTTGTAAGTTAGGATTTGCAGAACTAAATCTACCAGAAACTGTTCCACCATCATCTCTTCGTAACTGATGGAATTGCGTGAATATTCTACCATTCTTAGAATGATCTAGAATCATGTTTTGTAGAAAAGTTCCGCGTGCTTTATTTAGTTTTCTTGTTTCTAGAATAGTAGAAGCAATCTCATGAGGGTCGCTAGCTAAAAATTGTTGGGTAAATGAGGGATTACCCTTATCGGTGGTATTATAGGGTAAACCTAAGGTCCTATAGGCCTTTTCGATACTTTTACTAGACCATATATCAATTGGATTACCCGCTATGCGAGTCATTCGCTTAGATAATTCCTGTTCTTTAATACCCCAAGCATCATATAGTTCTTCTGTTTTATCTACATCAACGGCTACACCGCGTATTCTCATTTTAAATAATACTGATTGCAGCTTTGACTCTAACTGAAAAAGATCCCACAAGCCTTCTTTTTTAAGCTTTTCGCGTTGTATAGCAAAGATTTTCATAGGTAAGACAGCATCTTGCTCTGCGTAAGGTCCTACATATTTACTAGGTAATTGCCACAAGCCAGCTTTAACATCTTTAATACCATAAGCATCCGCGGCTATTTTAAGCAGTTCTTCGTCTTTACTGTCTCCAAGATATTCTTCAGCAAGAGCCTGGAGGGCGAAACTTCTTTTATTTTCATCAAGTAAAGGCTCGGCTATTTGTATATCCCATAAAGGTCCACTGACGTGTATATCTTCAGTCCATAACCATTCTAGATCATATAATAAGTTTGCCCCGCATTTAGGGATATTCGTAGATAAAACTTCTTGCAGCCAGGAGACAATAACTTTCTTGTCCATATTTCCTGACTTATGACCTATAGGGAAATAGCCTACAAAACCTGTGTCTGTGGCTATGGAGACACCAGCTAAGTGTCCATCATGTCGAACACCTCCTGGTCCTAGTTTCTTTAGATTTGGATCGTTAGTTTCAGTATCTAACGATATGATTGATGCATTAGATAAGTTCGGCAGCTCCGAAGGTGGTCTCCAGATACTCTCTGTCATATTCGTTTCTCCAGTATCGTCCTGCTTTCTTCCATAATTCTTGTCCTGATGAAGGATAGTCTTCAAGAAAAATGATGCGTGTACAGGAAGTATTCAACAGTAGTTTTGTGCATGTAATACAAGGTGCTGTTGTGCAATAGCACGTCTTAATTTCGTAGACGTCTCTGCACTGTAATAAAGCATTCTGTTCTGCATGTATTGCTTCACATTCATTTAAAAAACTGCCCGAAGGCTTTTCAGCCCCCGGACAGGGTTCTTCTATGCAATGACTCATACCAGCAGCTCCGCCATTATAACCGGTAGCAAGAACATGGTGACGCCCGCTGACAAGGACACAACCAACTTGTCTTCTTGCACAAGTACCGCGTTTAGCTACTAGTTTAGCCATTTCAAGGAAGTAGGTATCGCGATCAATCCTCACGAACGAAAACCTCCGTCATGAAGTTAGTAGGACATTCAATAATCCTACCATGAGCAAGACCGCGCAATTGCTCAACTAACTGACATTGTGATGTAAAATCATATGGATTAAATGGTTCGTATTCCCATGTTCTTATTTCTGAATAGAGAACATCACCGGCTTTTTCCCAATTACGTTGATACAAATGCTGAGAACCTGCTGTTAGATATAAGTTACCTAACGTCAAATCAGTCAAACCTCTGTTTCGCAACATTAGCATTATGTAACCAGTAAGCATAGTAAAGTTAAATACGTCATATGGCCAACCAAGCCAAGCATCACTAGATCTCATTGTATCGTGACAGTTAATTACACCATCACGAATAGTCCATTGAATAGCAACGGTACAAGGTATGTCTTTACTAGGCCGCGGGTTAGGTCTCCATATAGTCATTACCGCTTGTCTTGTATCGTTATCCTTTAAGAGCATATCACATACGTAATTCAATTGGTCTACTACTCGAGGGCCATATGCACCATTAAACCGCATACCATCATCACTGAATTGCTCTATCACTTTACTGTACGGAGCAATAGTTGCTACTCTGTTATCACCAGTGATGATCCATCTAGCTTCTGCTGGCATAAATTTATAGCCTAGCTTTCTCTCGCAGACAGTAACAATAGGATATTTCATATCAACAATAGAAGTATATGCAAGCTCTTCTCTTACCAGCATACCCCTTGGGTTACAGGTGGGTGCATCAAGCATTTTATTCAATAAGGCTATCCAAGCTTCATTTGCTGTTGCCATGTTTTACCTCCTCATAATATAGGTATAACAAAAAGGAAATCCAGATGATACCAAAAACAATCATTGCTGTAACCATCTTAGAGCTCCTTGGATGTTTCTAGCATCCATTGCGAATTGTTCAACTTGACCACCATGATCTTCAATACAATAACGTAGACCATCTACTCTGTTTTGGAAACCTCCGCCACGGGTAATTCGAGCAGCAAGGCTATCACCTTTACAAGATTTATTGCCATACCACAGATCTATATAACGCTTGCAAACAGCTTCCATATTGTCATACATTTCATCTCTTGTTTCGCGCATTTCTTTATGCCGAGCAACACCCGCCTTAACTGTCTTTGGCATTGCGATGATATATAAAGCACTAGCCTGTTGAGCTTTAATGTCCATAATTTGTTCATTAAAAGTAGGATCTGACCCATCTCTATAAACAGCTGCATAAATATTTTCACTCATCCAGAGTCTGTCAATGACAACCAAACGCGTTTTAGATGCTTCAATAGCGTCATGAAGAATACCAAGCTGATAACTATACATATCCAAATCATCATCATAGGTAAGATGAATATACTCACTACCAGGGGATATCTGACATATCTTGTTTGCCAAGGTGGTTTTACCTGTCGCATCTGGTCCATCAATAATAATCAATCCTTTATGCTTCATCGATAATCCCTCTCTTCTGCCATAAAGGCTTCCATAACAATACCTTCAATATCAGGAGATTTCCAGTCATCTGGTTTTACTACATCAAGAAGTGTACCTCGTTTAGAGTCATCAGCATTATTGGCGCGCACTTTACTCATGTTTGCTCGCTGAACTTCATCCCAACCTTCTTGCCAAGGGAAACCCATACCGTAAGCTGTTCCCATAGCAACATAAACAAGATCGATTAATGCATCAAAGACTTCAGCATAATCCGCTTTTTCCAAGCCAGCTTCTAATTCAGCTAATTCTTCTTTAAGAAAGTTTACCCTAAATTCTTGGTAATGTTTAGATCCAAGGTCTGGTTTACCTATCTGCTTTAAACCAAATTTTTCATGAAAAGCAATAATGTCTTTATACATATCAGCCACGACAATCCTCCCAATGATCAGAACTAGAATAAGGTGTTTCAATACAAGACCATGGTGGGAAAATATCTGGCTTGTCCATACTTTTATGTGTAACTCTCCAAATAACATTTCGTGAATGTTCAGGAAATAATGGAGCAAACATAACGGCTAAAAAGTTCACATCATAATATTCTCTTAAAGCATCAAAAGCACCGTCAAGTTCCCATTCATATAACTTGTTTTTATAATCGGTAATAGAAGCAAAAGTTCCGTAATGAGCCTCAATAGTAAAGCCGTGATCTTCTAACATACGACCAAAGGCTTCGTAGGTCATCTCATTGACGTGGTTTGCTGCTGCTTTACCATTAAAGCAAGGGGTAGAAATAAAAGCTACACCGTCATTAGTCAAATGTTCTTTAATAGTTTTAAGCATGCGATGAACGTGCTCAGGCTCAATATGTTCAACAACTTCAAAACATGTAATTATATTTCGATCGTTGGGCAAAGCTAGTCCTGTAACATCACCACTAATTAATTCAATTGGAAACTTACCGGTGTGGAACATTTCAGGTACTTCCAATTTGTTTACGTCAACTCCAATATAGTCTTTTGCTATCATTCGAGATGAGTACATTGTTTTAGCTAATGGAACTTCTTTACCGCAGCCAATATCTAAAATCTTGGCATTCTTATAGCGTCCTTTAGCATTCAAATATTTGATTACATGGGTCCATCTAAGTACATGTGCAATATAATCTCTGTGAATAAACCCACGTTTTTCGGCTGTGTCTAATGACAAGTGGGTGTTGTCAATAGCCTTTCCTCTAGCATTCGCCATCGTTTCTCCTATAGTTAATGCCCCTCCGAAGAGGGGACTTTGTTTTAATCGTCAGCAATTTCTCTGCGTTCTACTTCAATACAATTATTATCCATAAGTACTCGCTGATAATAAGACAGGATCCTACTAACAGATTGCTTAGTAGTCAAGCGGCGTTCAAGAATAGCTAGCAAATCATTGCGCTCAATAGGTTCTTGCTTAGTAACCTCTTTGATAACCTCAACGATTTCCCAAGCTTGATCAGGAACATCACATTCCGCTGGACAATCTTTGTATGAATAAAACTTTAGAATTTTCTTTGCCATATTTTTTCCTTGTTAGGCGGCCTTAGCATACTCCTGAGCAAGATCAATTGCATTTCGCTTAAGAGTTGCATTACGACCAAACCATGCGTTAAACATTGCAGCATCTCGTTCACGACCTAACTTGTGATCAACAACATAAGTGACTGCATTAGCTGCTGCCCACCAAGTGTTTTTTGTAGGTAAGTCATGACCAGGTTGCTTCCAAATAGCCTCACGCACTAATGACGCTGTTCTCTTAAACTGCTGAAAATCTACCACAACATCAGACTTAACATCTTTTATTTGTGATGGAGCTAGAAGTTCCGGTTGGAAAAGCTTGGCAATATATTCATCGACCTTTTTATCCGTGAATTCTTTGCTCGCAAGAAATTCTGCATTATGTTTAAGTTGATCCATCTGATTACTAGCTAAACCAAGTGCATCTTCAGCTTTGGCAATAACAGAAGCGTCAAACTCCTGAATATGCGGCATTCTGAATTGTCCCTTAGAGCTTTCACCTAAGGCATATGTCAATGTGTTATTACACACGACACGCGTAGGCGTAAACTTCATAATAAGACTTTTACCCCATTGATGTGGCTGAGATAGTAGAAGATAACCTTCAACCTCATCACCACCAGGAAGAGTAAATCCCTTATTAATTTTTGCTAATCCCCAGACATGTTGTCCTCCCTTAAGTGATCCAGCTGTATTCATTTCCATGTGACCTGCATCAGTGAACTTCTTAAAGAATTCAAACACTTTCTCGTTTTGAAATGGAACGTAGTTAGATCCGCATACTCCAAACTGTGACTCATCAGAATCTCTCATAAGAACTCTGTAATCAAGTACTGGAATATCTGTCGTAGTTTTCAATGGACGTGCGGACACGGTCCAATCCAAACCAGCAGCTACTAGCATTTCGTGAGGGGTTAAATCGTGTTCTACCTGAACACCAAGGCCATGCCATGGAACGTCACCCGCCCAAGCCATAGATTCGACTTCATGTGCCATATCGTTTCTCCTTTCTATAAATGGTTAATTGTCATATAAGGTTTTGACCTTATGTGTATATTATATACCGACAAAATATCTAAGTAAACAGACTTTTTTACTTTTTTACGGGATAATAAAAAATCATAGACTATAAAATAAGTTTGTCATCGGTTGTATCAAATGTAAGGATTGTTTTGCTCGAGTGCATCCAACATAAAAAACTCGTGCTTCATCATCTGGATATTTGGTCATGTCATTAAAAGATCTTGGTGCAATATCTGTTAATAGCATAACATTATCTGCTTCACCACCTTTAGCTCCGTGAATAGTAGATATTTTAATTCTTGGTTTATTTTTGAATGATTCTTTTTGTCTTAAACAAGCGATGATGTATTCACGTTCTTTAGGCCTGATCTTATCTAGACCTTTATGCCAAATAATGTTGGGCATACCAGCTGTTATTCTGGTATACATCGTGTTTTTATTTCTGTTTAGTTTAAGACGGTGAGATGTATATCTATTTATAGACTTTATCTCTTCATGAAAGCATATCCCGTTACGACGAAGCTTTTCCCAGGATTGTATTGCTTTTAATGCTGGACTGTCTAATATCCCTTTGTTTTTAGATTCATAGACATATCCATTGCGTTCACACATTTCCTCTAGTTGCTTTAACATATAGCCATTTCTAGCTAAAAGCAACCAGGAACCTTTACTTACATCAGGTTGTTCATAGTGACTGTACCATTGAATACTACCTGGTATGTGCTTGGGGTCCCATCGTTTGGCTCTGCGCTTAGATACACGTCCAATAATTCTGCTCGCGAAACTGTGGATCCTTTCTGGGACACGGTAACTTGTGCCAAGGACTTGAACTGATCCATTAAGTGTTCTGAATCTATCAACGTCGGCTCCGGCCCATCGGAAAATTGCTTGGTCATCGTCTCCTGCAACATATACTACCTCTGCTTGTTGTGATAATTTATTTATTACTTGCCATTGTACCACGGAAAGATCTTGAGCTTCATCAATAAACAATACCTGCAATTCAGGATCTACTCCTTCCTCAACAAACTTAGTCAACATGTCTGTATAATCAATTAACCCCATTAAATCCTTATACTGGTAAAAGGCATCGGCAACTTGCCTTAGTTCAAACCAATTAATATCTTCATCGTAAGACGTTTGCCATTGCTCTTCTAAAGATATTTGCTTAATACGTCGCATATTCTCATGAAATAAAAATCTGTCTCCTTTCTTAGAAGTCATGAGAGTACCTTCAGTTAAATCTAACTTAGATGAAAACTCAATGCCTAATCTAGTACCTAATTCTCTATAATGACTTAACTGCATAACGCTAGACTTATTAATACCTAACTGTCTATAACAGAGAGAATGAATTGTTCTAAAGAATACTAGGTCGTCATCACTCAAATCAAATTTATCAATAGCTCGTTCTTTAGCTTCATTTGCTGCCTTCTTTGTAAAAGCCAAGAAGCCTATATTCTCAGGTTTTACGCCATTGGTAATATGGTCTTCAACTAGCTTTAATAATGTTGTGGTCTTCCCTGTGCCAGGTGGTCCTACAATAATCTGAACTTTGTTGGGGTTCATAGTATTGCATCGGAACCAAAGTCTGGTACATCAAACTCTTCTGTTTGTTGAGCAAACTCTTGTACAGACCAGGCATTAATACCTTTACCTTTCACATTAAAGAAATGATGCTCAGCTCCACGATCTTTAAGCATCGCATAGATCTGATGAACCTTAAAATCTCTAAAATGCTGTCTATCTAAGAAAGCAAGAAGATCATTTACTCTAAAATAAGTTCGACCATTCTCCGTCCACGGCTTACCAATAAGTAATTCTTCTTTAACTTGAGCTTGAACTCTACCAGTAGCGAAAGCTTCAAGCATTTCCCAAAACTGTCCTGCAGCAGAAGCATCTTCAGGAACTTCAACAATATTAACGTTGTCTAATAGGTGTTGTATAAGCTGTTGCCAATTATTTCTGTTAACAATAGATGGCATTGAGTTAAGCTGCTCCATACATCTACGTTGAAATCTATTCTGATTTTGTAAGTCATCTGTAGATAATTCTAAGCGTTCACCTTCAACATCAATAAACCAAATAGGTGGTCGTGTATCTAACTTTGTTAAACTGCCTAAGTTAGGTTGTCCACCTCCAGATACGCCGATACCATGCTCTCTTTGTCTACAAACCATCGCGTTACAATGTGGAGCGAGTGGAACCCTATTACACATATACTCATAGTCTTTTCGTTTTAAACTCTTAACAACCGCTAAGACCTCTATACTCTTTAGAGGTGGGTCCATGTATTGTCTATTCAACTCTTCAACTTCTTCTTCCCATTTATCTGGAACTGCCTTACGTGCATAAACGCCAAGGTTAAATAGTCCATCATTACGCGTTCCTTCTGGAAAGCCACTTGTTGCTAAATGTTGTAAACAAGGTGGGCCATCAGGTAATTGATCACATGTCTGTGCTTTTATTTTCTTGACGGCTCTTTCTGTTTGTTTAAAACTATTAGCATACTCAATAAACTGTGCTGGTGATAAAGCATTACCATCATTATCAAGGCAATAGCGAGTAGTCTTATCACCATTAAAATATGGCATGTTTAGCCATGAGCCAACATCACCTCTTTCTACCAATAATTTTGTTTGCTTAGGAAATATCTCACAACCGCCAAAGCCACAACTTGCTGCCATGTCAGTTAGTTTTTCCTGCATAAGACTCGCAGGTATAGGCTTCTTTACAAAAAGAAATAAATGCAAACCGCCACTCTTTGTTCTACATGGAACAAGAGGGTAATTCTTAGAGCGTATTTTCTTTATTTGTTCTGGTATATCTAAATCGTAAACGTCAATATCAGCTGCACCCCAATGACACTTAGCATCATCGTCGATAGGAACTATACCAAGGCCTTTCTTACCTTGCAAATGTTCTTCCCATAAAGCATCTGTAACTGGCTCATTTAGCGTCTGAGCACGACCGGTCTTTTTCCCAGAGTGTTTTTCTCCTTTGATCTCATACGAGCCATGCGCTCGTGCAAGACCTTTAAATAGCTCTGAGAACTCTGTTACTAAATCCATAAGTTCTCCTCAATAAAGGCTGCATGTACATACGAAGGCAGCCACTCCGTTCTAAATAATCTACAAGTAAGAATATAAAGAAACCTCTTGTAGAAGATGATGTACTCACCCAACGTTTTAGATTAGATCATCATTATTATCATCTTCACCAGATGGTGCACTCACGTTAACTGCGCCGGAACTTACGGATTCATGGAAAGCTTTTGCTTCCATATAAACGTCAGCTTGATTAACAAGACCAGCAGACGTAATACTCCAACCAAACCAAGTACCCATGTCGTTAGACTCTGGAACAGTTGTTAGGTTATAGACTTGGCCAAACATTGGTGGGGTGATTACTTTACCATCAATGTTTTCACGACGTGAAGCAATCATACTATTCCAGCGTCTAGCTTTTTTAAGCTGCGTTGAAGACATTGTAATAACTGCTTGCATTGGTTTACCATCTGGTCCTACAGCAATAACATAATGGTAAGCGGTCTGAACAATATTATTTCCATTTGGTAAGAAGTCTTTACCATCAATGGTTTTCATATTTGACAGAATAGGATCATTAGGCTCATACTGATTAACAAGACCACCACCTTCTTCACGTGGTTTCCATTCAACAAACTTACGTTGATATGCTGTAGGAATAACTTGAAGACCAGTATCACCATCGAAGATTTCGTTAGATACAGTATTATGTATCATACCTTCTTCTGCACCTTTAATGTAAGCACCATCAGACTTCTTACATTGTGGTGAACCTGACTGTAATATAGACAGGAATGGAATAGCCAGATCATCTGCGCCAATTGTTTCTAAGCCAGCACCTGAGTCAAGTGCTATTGAAGTAAGCATCTCTTTAGAGAGCTCAGTGGTTTTTTGGGTAACTAATTTATTAGTCATTTGTTTCTCCTTTCTTTACTTCTTGATAGAAGCTTTGTTTGAAATGTGGATACTAAATGTATCCATTGGTATAGGCTCACCGGCCTCAATCTGCTCTTTAACAAACGCACGAAGTGTTTGCCAATGAACGGAATCTTTTTCGCTAAATGGAATATTCTCTTCAGACATGAGCTCTTTAACATGGTCAGCAGTATCTTCTTCACCGCGACCAAAATTCATTTTGATCTCACTTTTAATAAGATCGCCAAAGCCATTGTCTCGTAACCAGGAATAAGCTACATCAGCATTCTTTTTAGAAATAGCCGCATAATATTCTGTTGCTACAGAAATGGCAGAGCCATCTTCAAGAACAACTTTCTCTAAGCCAAGCTCACTCATAGCTTGGGGAAGAGCTTCATATTGTAGTCGATCTAATTCTTTCTTTTTATCTTTAAGCAACTGCTCAATATCTTCAATTTCTCTCACTGTAGCAGAAAGAGTTGCTGCGATATAAGAGACTAAACCTAAGTTCATCTCAGCAGCTGATTGATTTTTGGGTGCAGCGTCAGCTGCCATCATATCAGATAGATCCATTGTTTCTCCTTATGTCAATAGTCGTAGGATAATAGTGCTTCAACTCTTTATCCCATTTTAATAGATTAACGTATCCCCCAGTTTTACTAGAAGCAATCATAGCCGCAGCGGCAATTGAACCAGGGTCTCCCATTAATAATAGATAATCCTTCACTGTAAACAAGTCTAAGCCTTCTTGTAAGACTTTTATAACTTCATCATTATTGAAGGTAAACAAGTTACCATGAGGGAGTAGTACGCTGATGTTACCATATTCTGTTGCACTAAGAATGTTTCGCCCGCGTACTTCCTGCGTAACATAGACTGTAGGAACAGTTTTTTCTGTCATAATTATTCTCCTTTCTGTGTAGTAAAGTGTATATTATAATTCGGTTTTTATCCAATGAAAACAGGGAAATTAAATTTAGTCGTTAATTGTTATTACTATATAGAGAAATTTTTTTATTTTTCTAAACCCCATGGAAAAATGCCAATATGTCCAATAATCCAATAATACCCTTATATAGTAAGGACTTAGGGGTTATTGGGTGTTTATCGGTTATTGGCAACTGCCAATAATTTATTTCCAAGTTTACATATTTAATCCGCCGGCGTATAATATATAATAACAATTACCCACCAGAAAGGAGAATATATGAATTTCAAAACAACCCCCTATGCACATCAATTAGAAGCCTTCAACAGAAGCTGCGACCAACCAGCCTTTGCTTACTTCATGGAAATGGGTACAGGTAAATCAAAAGTTCTTATTGATAATATTGCATATTTATATTATAAATCAGAAATAAATGCTGCCATCATCTTTGCTCCTAAGGGAGCATATAGGAACTGGACAAATATCGAACTAGGTAAGCACACGCCTGATGATATTACTATGACCTTTGCTTACTGGACACCTAATCCTAAGAAAAACGAAAAAGATGCGTTGCTCTCTGTCCTTCAACAAGGTAGTGATACACTAAAGGTCCTTGTAATGAACACAGAAAGTCTGTCTACGACTAAAGGAACGAAGTTTGCTCAACAATTTTTAATGCGCCACCACACATTAATGGCGATAGATGAGTCAACGGGGATCAAAAATTATAAAGCAAAACGAACAAAAGCTGCTCTTAATATTGGTAGACGAGCAAAGTATCGACGTATTTTAACAGGTGAACCTGTTACCAAGAGTCCGTTAGATCTGTATAGTCAAATGGCTTTCCTCAATCCTAACATTATTGGTCATACCTCATTCTATTCTTTTCGAAATAGATATGCAATCTTAAAACAACGCTATACAAATGCAAGGACATTCACAGAAGTAACAGGTTATAAAAATATTGAGGAATTACAAGCACGTATACAAATAGCCTCTTATCGCGTACGTAAAGAAACATGCTTAGATCTACCTCCAAAGATATATACTACTAGAGAAGTTGAGTTAACTGCTGAGCAAAAGAAAATCTACAAAGATCTTGTTAAACGCAGTCGAGCTGAATTAACGGAAAAAGGAAAGTTTGGTGTAGTGTCTACGCCTATGATTATCACAAAGATATTACGACTACATCAGGTGGTTTGTGGCACATTAAAAGATGATAACGGGGAGTTACATAGTATAAATAGTAATAGAGTTAAGTCGCTTATGGAACTTCTGGAGGAAGTAGATGGAAACGTTATTATTTGGTGTAACTATATTGCTGACATTCACAACATATCTAATGCTTTATCTAAGGAATACGGGCCAGAGTCTGTGGTCCCTTATTACGGAGCAGTTAGTTCTGATGATAGAGTTGAAGCTGTCGATAGGTTTCAATCAGGAGAAGCACAATTCTTCGTAGGTCAATCACGCACAGGAGGTTTTGGTCTAACCCTTACTAAGGCCACAACTGTTATATACTTCTCTAATAATTACGATTTGGAAGTTAGACTACAATCAGAAGATCGTGCACATAGAATTGGCCAAGATGTTTCTGTTACATATGTCGATATGATTTCACCAGGAACAATTGATGAGAAGATTATCCAAGCATTAAAAGCTAAGCGCAATCTATCAACAAAAGTTATGGGAGATGATTGGAGAGACTGGATAAAATAAAGCCTCGGAGTGACTAGTTCCGAGGCTTAAGATCCATCTTCGAGGAGAAACGCTCTTGAGGAGAGGACATTAGTAAGAAGAGTGGATAATTGTATTATACCAAACGATATTATTAATGTAAACAGTATTGGCTAATTAACCCGATTAGTACAGTCACATGGTGGACACACTACCTGCTGTGGCATAGACATCATCTGTCTTGGCATATCCATCATCATTTGAAAGAAAGCATAACTTGCTGTTGCTGTAATCATTCCAATGCCAAATACTATGGCGCATCTTTTATTCATTTTCCCTTCGCTAATTGCGCTCCAAAGTAGAACTCAACAATCATTGTCGCCCACTTAAAGATCTCTTCATACTTAACCATAGCTTCTACTGTTATATAGGTTGTTGTCTCTGGTTCTTCTATCATCCCATACAACCAGCTAGTGCCTTTCTCTACTACTGGGATAGCAACTTCAATACCAAATAGCCCTGCTAGTGGATATAAAGCTACCAAGCCAAGAATAGAAAACACCAACACTCTACGGTTAAGGGCAGCCATAGGGCTTTCCTTGTTTGCCTGTGCTCTAGCTTTTTCTAAAGCCTCATTATTAACCTGATTACCTTGTATAGCCAGCTTAAACGCTTCATGGTTTTGCTGTGATTTAATTGCAATCAGCTTAGCAATAAAGCCTAAAATAATAGGTATAACATTAGTCAGTAATGCCATCACTTAAACCACCTCTTAATGATATTCCAATAGTGTTTAAAACAGTTAGCAGGACATACCTCAACATACACCCCTCTAGCATTACGATACATCTTAGTCTTTTTCATATTCTCCCCCTAGCAACAGTACAGATACGGAAAGAACAAAGTACAGTCTGCTATCGGCACTAGATAATCAATCATCCAATCGTCTTTAATGTTTCAATAAAACCTATTTCAGTCATTAAG